TTCTTCAATTGTTTCTCTAGACTTCCAAAGATTATTCTCTTTAATATAAGTATCAATTAGTTCTTGTGGTTCCCATCTACTAATATCAAATCCATCTTCCTGTAACTTCTGAACCCATGCATTAAACTTCTCAGCATGATGTTCTTTTAGTTCCGCTTTATATCTCTCAAACTCTGCTCTATGTCTTCCTACTTCTTCCTTCTTAGTCTTCTTCTTTGCTGCTGCTTTCATTGCAGCATTCTGTTTCATGATGTCTTCAATTGAATCACCGATACCAGTGAATCCATCCTTAGAAGGATCTGTTTGCTTAGAAGTCTTCCTATCTTTTTCCTGACGATCTGGATCTCTTTGATAACCTTCCTTCGTAGTTTTCTTTCTTTGAAACTCCTTATATAATGCATGAGCTTCTCCATGCCTACCTTGTGCAGTAGACTTCTTACTCATATTAAAAAGTTCTTTGCTAGAGTACTTATTCCCCTTAAGGACGGAACCCATTGCATCACTGGACATGCCAGTCTTCTTCTCCTCCAAGGATCCGTAGATCTTTTGGTAAGCATCTGAATAATCTGGATGTTTCTGGTTGTCCATGCGGAACACATACTATTACTATATACGTATTTATTATATCAATAAATAGAAGACAGAGACCCTAATTAGGAAGCTAAATGGCCAGACAAGGAATATTTACTGGGTTTACACCAAACGATGGTCTAGGAGACTCGCTTGCATCTGGTGCCGTAAAGGTAAATGATAACTTTAGTGAAATATATACAACCTTTGGAGACGGAACCAACCTCAGTGTAAATGCTGGTAGTGCAGGTACTTGGACAAAAGCTGGTACAAACGGAATATCAACCAGTAAGTACGTAGGCATTGGAACTGAAACTCCAACGTCACAATTCCATGTCTCAGGAAACACATTACTGTCTGGTATTACTACAGGTACATTCGTTGGAGATGGTTCGGGTCTAACAGGTGTTACTGCAACTGGTTCTGGTGTTGTTCTAAAGAACAATGGAACTCTGATTGGTGTTGCACAAAGTATTAACTTCACAGATAGAATAGAAGTTGGAACAGTATTCGGTGGAAACGTTGATGTATATGCAGTAGATTACGTTTCCTATGCAACAGTATCAGGAATATCATCAACATCAGTAACAGCTGGAGTAGCAACTAGATCAGATTATGCAACTCTGGCAGGGATTGCAACCTATGCTGGAACGTCAGGGATTGCAACATTCGCTACCACGGCAGGAATTGTAACATATGCATCTGCATCTGGGGTTGCAACAGAAGCAGGTAACGCAGTGTATTCAACCACTGCTGGAGTATCAAGTTACACTCCAATTGCAGGGGTCTCAACACTATCTGGATACGCAACTGGAGCAGGTATTGCAACAGTATCAGAGAACTTAACAGGAACTCCTTCTATTACTATTGACAATATCAATTCCGCAATTGGTATTGTAACCATGCCTGGTCAAGGCAGTAAGATGCGTTTCGACTTTGATGCAACAGGTGATCTACCAGCTTCAACATCTTGGAGAGGTATGTTTGCCTATGCAAATAATACTAAGAGAGCATACGTCTCAACTGGAACCACAATGGGTGGTTACAATGGTTGGAGACAACTCATTTCAATGGATGAGTATGGAAACTATCAAACTACAGGTATCCTAACTGCATCATTCCTTTCAGGTGATGGTAGTCTAATAACTAACCTTCCAGCTAATGATAGTATCTGGAGAGTTAATAGTAGTGGTATTCATACGATGGGTGGGGTCGGTATTGGTACTACCACTGCCTCTGGTGGAAAACTAAACGTCACAGGTAACTTCAACCTTGACGGTAGATTGGATGGTACTGCAACTAATAATGTCCTACCATTCCTATGGAGTGCATACTCAGCACTACCTACAGCATCAGATGTTCATGGACAATTTGCACATGCACATGATACAGGGAGTGCCTACTTCGCACATGGCGGTAACTGGGTTCAGTTAGTTAATAGAGAACTCGATAGCACAGTAGGAACAGGAACAGAAAACTTTGCAGTTGGTGTTATAACTGCTACCACATACTATGGAGATGGATCAAACCTAACTGGTGTAAGTGGAGGAGGTGGTAATAGTGGATATGCAAACACAGCAGGTATTGCAACTGTAGCACAAGGATTAACTGGATCACCATTCATAACTGTTGCAGGTGTTAATGCATCTGGTATTGTAACTGCATCAAGTTTTGTTGGAGATGGTTCGGGACTAACAGGAGTAACTGCTTCTGGTACAGGAGTAGTCGTAAAAGATGGCGGTAGTACAGTTGGAACCGCTGGAACAATTGATTTCGGTGCAAACTTAGCAGTATCACCTGCATCTGCTGGCGTAGTTACTGTAACTGGTACTTCTGCACCTTCCGTAGTTACACTTCAAGAAGAAGGTAGTAATGTAGGAACTGCATCAACCATTAACTTTGTTGGTGCTGGAGTAACTGCAACAATAACAGGTGGTATTGGTAAGATTGATATCACTGGTAGTTCATTTACTGGTGCTGCATCAACCATAAGTAATGTTGATATCTCAGAGTGGAATACTGCATATGGTTGGGGCAATCATGCTTCTGGTGGATACCTTACAGGTATTGGAGGACTGTTCTTAAAGAATCTATCCGATGTAAATGGTTCAACTCCCAGTACAGGTGATGTTCTTAAATGGACTGGTGCTGAATGGGCTCCTGGCACAGATAACACAGGTGGAGGAGGTGGTGGATCTTCTGTATGGACAACAGTTGCATCTGGTATAAAAACTACCAGTAACGTTGGTATAGGAACAGACGTTGCTAATATAAAACTAAATGTAGAAGGAGACGTTAATGTCTCTGGTGCTCTTACTGCGGCAAGTATTACTGGTGGTGGAGCTGGAGTACCAACTATAGAATCACCAAATAATATCAATCTAAATGCAGTAGCAGTTGCAATTAGTAGTGACTTCTCTGTTGGAGAGAACACAAGTATTGGTGGAACATGTGGTGTTGCAGGTACAGTTTCTGCTGCCATATATCACACTGGAACTGTTAAGGGAGATGGTAGTGACAGAAGTTACGCTATTAGATATAGAATAACTTCTAGTGGTTCTTCTTCATACCTATTCTCTGGGCCTGGATGTGTTAATTCAACAGGTAACCCGAACATATATCTCCAGCGAGGATTCACATATATATTTGAGAATTCCACAGGTGCAAGTCACCCATTTGCAATTAGATATTCGCCTGGTGGTACAGGATATGGTTCAACATATCTAAGTGGTTCTCAAACTGGAACACAAATTTTCACAGTACCATTTGATGCACCAGCAACTCTCAATTATCAATGCACACTTCATGGTGGCATGGTCGGAACAATAACTATAGCGTAATTCCAACATGGCTGAAGAAAAGAAATACACTGTCGGTGTTACGCAACCCAAATACTGGCAAACAATACATGATATGTTAGCGGATGATTCGACAGAGAATCATATACCTAACAGAAAAGTAACTATCTTTGAAGAGAAAGAGTGGAGTTCCACAAGAGGAACTTTCATGCTTACTGATGCGGAAGCAGAAGAACTAAAGAAGCATGGATTTGTTAAGTGGGTTGAACTAGATCCAGTATCATACCCAGAATTATATCCTAAAGGAGAACTTTATACACAAAGGTGGGGTAAAGAACCCAGACACTACCGTGACCTCCTTGATGGTCAGGGACCAGCTGGTATATCAACTAATGAAATTGATAGAACAGGATGGCAAATAATAAGGACTGGAATCAAATCTTGCAGATCTCTTCCTGGCATCTGGCAAGGTTCAGGCCAGATTCCCTTTGTTAATGCTGATGTAGATTATTCTCTTACTGGAAAGAATGTTGATGTAGTTGTTATGGACACTGGTGTGATGCAATATCATCCAGAGTTTATGAAGGATGGAAAATCCAGAGTTAGAGATCTTGTTCTTGATGGACCAGAAGTAATAGATCCCGACTGGTTTAATAGTGCAAATGCAACCAAATATACAAAGGCAGATGGAAGAGTAGGTATTGCAACTACTTCTGCAAAAGAATGGTGGAGATTCTCCAACAAAAGATCAGCACAGTTCTCAAGTATAGGTGTTATTAATAGTACTACCTTCTCCACTTACACACAGTCGAATTCTGTAGGTACTGGTGGAACAACTAATACTATTGGAGGTGGTCATGGTACTGGTGCAGCTTCTGTTTCATGTGGAAAGAATTTCGGTCTAGCATTTGAAGCTAACGTATGGAATGCTCCTGCTATCAGCAGTGTTTCTGGGTTGTTAAGTATAACAACTACATACGAATTACTAACAATCTGGCATGCCAATAAACCAATAAATCCAGAAACAGGAGTAAAGAATCCCACTATTGTGAATAGTAGTTGGGGTTACCAAGCATGTTTTACTTCTGGAAGTACGAACATAGACTATCAGTTCAGAGGTACGACTGGCACATTTGCATCTGCTACAGACCCAACATCAGACATCTATACTGCATGGAAAAATGGATTTAATAATCAAGTTCAAGGCGCATATAAATCTTGGTCAACTTCTTCAGGATCAAGTTCAAATGATGCAGCTGGCGATGAAATGATGCTTACTGGTCTTCACCATGTTGCTGCAGCAGGAAATAACAACCAAAGATTGGGTATAGGATCAATGGATCCTGATCGTTTAAATTATATGGAGAATACAGGATTCAATTCAGGCGATCAACATGGGGTGTTTACTGGAATACAGAAACCCACTAACCATAGAGATTGGATGAACCCTCAAGGACTTGGATTTGATGAAACAAATGATTGGCATCCAGTGATTTGTGTTGGTGCAATGGAAGACAATATTGGAATTTGTAATGGTGGTACTTGGTGTGGAGGTATTACTGGTAGTTACTATGAATACCAAGCAGCATATTCTAACAATGGGCCTGGAATTACTGTGTGGGCTCCAGCAGATGAATGTCTTTCTGCTGGGTTGAGTGGAGATGCAAGTTACGAAGACTTCCCAAGAGTTGATGATGGAACCACATATACTAATAATACTACTAATGGAGATTATTATGATAACAGTTACAATGGAACTAGTTCAGCATGTCCTGTAACATGTGGTATGCTTGCATTATATTTGGAAGCGAATCCCACATCAACACAACGACAATTACAAGAATGGTTGTACCATAAAGGGTCTGTTCTTTTGGATCGATCCAAATTCATTGACATGTATATAGATGATACAAGTAATGATTATTGGAGTGCTAGTTGGAATCTAAGGGGAGCAGAAGGTAGAGTAATATATAATCCATATGCAAACGCTGGAATAACTAGTGTCAATCTTGGAGCTGGCGGAAAGGTCAGTGGTCCATTAACAATTAAAGGTCTTTGGAGTTAAATTATGTCACCATTAGCTTTCGGTCTAGGTAAATCAAGAGGAGCACTGTTCGATCCAGCAGCATTTTACTCCAACTATATCGTACTGTATTTTAATTGGACGGACGGTAAGGACTTAGATATAATTACATCTTTCATATCTCCTAATCTATCTGGTGAATGTGGATTCAATAGAAGTCCAGGCAATGCTATCACTAATGGTGATGGATCCATCACATATATGAAGTGGGGTAATGATAACTCGGAAGACACAGAAGGTTATGAAGGAATATACATTGATGTTGAGGCATTAAAACAAGTACCTGGCGGTT